TGTCTTCGCCGGAGTTCCAGGGCCTTTCGACCCGAGAGAAGGCTCGACAGGTCAGCAGGTTGTCCGAAAAGTTTGGTCCGCTACGCTCGGTTCAGGGAGAAAAGCTTGCCAGCACAAACTTTGAGGTTCAGTCAGAGAACGGGCCGGCTGGGATGCAACGTTTTGCCTCGCTGCTTCGTCCGTTCCTTGAAACATATGTCCCAGCTCGCCGACTAACTGGACTTCAGCTTGCCGAGAGTCAAATCACAACGCCGCAGGGGACCCTGCACGGCATGTACAACACTGGAGAAAACTCCATGCTGTTGGCTGGTTTGCGAAACCGATCAAGCGGTGCAGTTTTGCGCACTATGATTCATGAGTTGTCGCATGGACAATTCGAAGAGCGCATGAAGCAGGGATATGTAAACCCTACACAAATTCCGCAAATTGACTCAAAGGGACAGATGGTTCGCAACGCAATGGGTCATATTCAGTATATGCCGCATGCCCTTGCTGCCGCTCGATATGGCGAACCAATGTCCACAGGACACCTTGACCCAGAGTTTTATCGACTGCAAGCAGCAACTTCCAAGTCTTCTGGAGCTCTTCCGGCACAGCTGGCATTCCACAGGCTCATGGGGGAAGCCATCCCCGGGGGGTTTGAAAATCTAAAAGCGATGAAGGAGTTCGGAGTTGGTAAGGAGGCCGGTCGATTGCTGCCGGAGCTACAGAAAATTGCCAGCCCAGCGCAGACTCAAGCTGTTAATAATTATCTTGAAACAATTAAAAGCATTTACAACAAACTTGGCTCCACAAGCGGTAAGGGCCTCGGGAGCCTGCAGCGATACGCTCAGCGATCATTTGGCTCTGCTATCGGTTTGGGTCTTCTCCCAGAGGGTGGTGGACTTCAGGCTTCTGCACATATTGGAAATTATCTTGCCGGGCTAAAGCCAGAAGACTTTAAGGGCAAGAGTATTGAATCGACCAAGATGGGGTTCCTTGGCGCTGCAGCGCAGGCGACAACCTCCCTGATTGGTCCGGAAAGCCAACTTGCCCGTCCAATGCAAGAAATCTCCAGGGCAAGATCAGAGGTAGCTAAGTACCTCGTTGGCCTGTCGCCAATGGAAAAGGGCATGATTGCCCTCGGAATGGATCCCAGTGCCTTCGTTAAGGCTCCTGGGGCAAAGCCGTTCTTTGATCCAAAAAATGTTGAACATGTGGCAAAAGCCAACCAGATGGTTCGGCAGCTTGTTCGTTCTTTCCAAGAGGTATCCAAGGCTGAAGTTCCGGCGGCGGAGCGACTTGTTACCCAAGGCCGGGTAAGCACTGGAACTGGTCGTGGAACGCGAGAGCTACCAATGCGCTTGGAAAATGTTCCGCACACGGCAATTCCTGGCGGTGTTGTTTTGCAAGGAGCGCGCCCCGGCGGCCCTGGCCAACCAGGATCGTTCACCGGCGGCGGCGCGCTTGTTCCGTATAACCCAGAAACAGCAGCCGAGTCAATTCGTCGATACTATGCCCAATCACTAGTGGCTGGCGGCGGTCTCAGCGGACGGTTCTTCCGTGGCGTTGGCATGGAGCGTCTCATGATGCCGCAAGAGCAAATCAAGGAAAGCCTGGGAACACTTGGGACAACGCTTAGGTCCCGCATTTACAATTCCCCGCTTGGTGCCCCATTTTCGCAGTTCCGACAGGCACGCGAAAATTATATGGCTCAAAATACTAACGCTGCTGAACTTCGCACAAACGCTAAGGCCTCCTATCAAAAGCAGGTTATGGAAACAGAGGCCATGCGGAATGCCCAGACGCGCCTCAATCGAGTTATGGGCACTGGAACAATTAACTTTAATCAGCTTGGTAAAGTCCTAACCGAGGTAGGAACTGGGTTTACGGCTGGGGCAATGTCGTCACTTCGCTTTGCTGCAAACCTAGCCATTGGCCAACAGGCAGTATTTGCTTTCGTTGGAATGATCAACCACCTGCGTGGCGGTATTATCGAGTTCAACGCTAAGCTTGAGGCTGCTGCCGTAGGGTTCAAGACCCTGTTTGTCAATGCTGGCTATTCGGTTTCCGAGGCAGAAGCAAAGACCTCTGGCTTTATCCAAACGTTGCGCGAATTTGCCAACGTAACAAACTTCCGATTTGGCGATTTGGAAACCGCCGCGTTGCGAATGAAGGCATTCGGTTTCGAGATTGACAATGCCACTGCGGCCGCGAAGAATCAAATGCCAATCCTTGAGGCAATTCCTAACCCGTGGAACGAGCTTACCGGTGGGGCAAAAGAGTTCCGTGGAGCCCTTGTTAACATCGGCGATGCAGTTGCGGCCCTCGGCGCGGAAGACGACAAGCTCCGTCGTGTAACGTACGCTTTGGGCCAGATGAACTCTGCCGGTCGCGTCTATCAGAACGACATGATGCAGCTGGCAAACGCTGGTATTGCTGGATATGACATTCTTGCCAAGGCAGTTCGTAAGCAACTGGAAAATAACCCAGAGCTGATGCGCGCCAATAAGGCAATCTACAGCAAGCTCCTGAATCCAAGGACCGCTGTCGAGGAGATCCGCAAGCTTGCCCGAGTTGGCCGCCTCGTCGGGCCAGAGGCCGTCCAGGCAATCCTTAAGGGGCTTGGCGAACAATACGGCGGTGGCATGCAGGCGTACTCCCGCACGTTCCAGGGAGCAATGACCACATTGGCAGATACGTCGCAGTCGTTGATTGCGACAAGCTTTAAACCGATGTTCGATATGGTAAGAAACTTTACGGTGCAGCTTGCCGATGCGTTCCAGACATCAGCATGGACCAGTAAGGCAGAATCGTTTGCTCAAGTAATTCAAAAGGTTGCTAATGCCCTTGCGAAGTTTATCCCTGGCGCGGCAAGCACGACAATGAAGGTCGTTGGAAGCTTCTTTGACACGTTCGGGAAGCTTGGATCGGCTGTGGCCAGCACGAGTTCGTCGCTTGGAAACATGACTTCAAACTTTGCCAAGGGCCTTGCTACAATCGGCGATCTTCTGCAAAACGATGTAATCCGCAACTTGCTCGTTGCCGGGGTAACCGCCAAACTTGTTTTGTCAACAATCGCTTCCAACCCGCTCCTTGCCACTATTGGCCTTGTGGTTACATCTATTGGCGCAATCACCCAAGCGGTTCAAAGCAACGCTTTTGGCTTTGGCGATTTGTTTAATCAAGTCAAGCCTCAACTTGACAAAATCCTCAACAACATCAGCACAAACTTTGTTCCTGGCATCACAGAGGGGCTGACCTCTGGGCTTGATGCCTTCTTTGCCATGATGGGGGCTTTCATTCGTTCGGTTACCCCGTTGTTCCTCATGATCTTGGACATTTTGAGCAAGGTTGGTCAGGCCGTTAAGCCATTCGCCAATGTTTTGGGTATGGCTCTTGCAGCGTTTGTGACGAAGAAGGTTCTCATCGACGGAATGGCGGCCGCCATGGGCCGCTTCGCCAATGCAACAGGAGCAGCCGGTGCCGCGATGAAAAGGCTTGCCGGCGGAGGACTGGGAATTGGTAGCTCAATGGGCATGGGCGCCTTTGGGGCTTCACGACGATTCTATGGCGCCGGACGACTTGTCGGCCTAGGGGTTCAAGAGGCAACAAATCCATTGGAGCAGCTACTTATGGGCGGCAAAGGCGTTATGTCTGCGGGGGCAGCTGGAGCAGGTATGGGCTATGGCTCTCCAGCATTGATGCGAGCAGCTCGATATATCCTCCCCCGACACGCTGAGGAGCAAGGAATGACATTCACTGGGGCTGGGCTATTGCGAGCTGGAAATGCCCTTACGCCAGAGGCTGCTGGTCTTGTCTTGAGCAAGTATCAGGAGGCCGCTGCCAATCGAGGAACTCGCCAGGGTGATGCCGACTATAAGCGCATGGAGCGGGCCATTGGCAAGAAGGGTATGGCAGAGCTTCAGGAGCAATCAAAACTTGCACAGCAGGGGGCAATTGCCGCCCTTGGTCAATTCGCCATGAAGCTCAAGTCAACAGGATTGAGCCTTGAAACCCTGAAGCTGCTCATCAAGGAAATTGGCAGGCGCATGGCTGGCATGGGTCAGGCCGTTATGGGCATCGGCATGGGGATGAGTGTTCTTGGCTCAGCGCTGCATAGCGAAGGCCTAACAAAGCTTGGAGATGGCCTCACGCAAATTGGATTTGCCGTATCTGGGCTTGCAATGGCATTCAACGCCCTGAAGGCGGCATTTCCGGCTATGTCTGCCGGTCTTTTCGCCGTAATCTTGGCAATTACCGCCCTGGTTGGATTCTTGATGGATCAGCAAGTTACCCAAGCTGATCGTGATAAGGCAAGCAAATATCGCAAGGTTTATGCCGCGCGCGATCAATTGATTTCTGCCTACGGCGAAGATACCGCAAAAAAGATGTACCCGGATCTCTTCCCTGAGGGCGGAGTCACACCTCTCCCTGCTGAAAGCAAGCAAACGGCTCAAATCATTCCGGAATACTACAAGCGATATGGTGTTACCCAAGAAATGCTTAATAATGCTGTTGGTGACACTACAAACGCCACGCTTGAGGCAGGGGCGTGGCTTGATAGCGTGGACGCCAACCAGCTAGAGCGAGCGCTTGCGGAATCTGATCTTACCAAGAGTGTTGGCGAATGGGCCACCTCACTCTTTAAGCAAGGGTATAAGCCGGAAGAGATTGCCAAAATGACCGGCATGAGCCTAGAAGACGTCACGGCTAAGTTCAAAAAGTTCTATGAAACAACGGGAACTGCTGGTCAGGAGTTGATCGCCCAGGTTTTGAGCGAAAGCATGGACGCAACCGGTACGGCCCTCAAGGAGGCGCAGGATGCTTTCCAGAAGGCTCTTGAGCCATTCCAAACGTCCCTGAACCGCCTCACATCAAGGACGCAGGAAGTTATGCAAGAGATGTTTGATGCCGAGAAGAAAGCTCTTGAAAACGAAAAACAGGCCGCCCTCGAGAACACCATGGTTATGTACAACGGCGAGCAGGTTCGACTTGGCGTGCTGGAGCAGCAATACGATGCCATGAAGCAGCAGCGCGAAGAGATGGACAAGATGGCAGAGCTCGAAAAGCAGCGCACTGCCGCAGCTGAGGCCGCCCTTGATGTCTTTGACGCATCTGTTGCTCCTCTTGAGCGAGCGCGAAAGGCACGCGAGGCGGCTCGAGACCTATTCAGTCAGATGGGGACTAATAGGCTGGATCAAATGTCAAAGGCAATTGAGGCCGGCAAGGGTGGAGTTGCCTATACGGAAACAACTTCGTACTACGAAGATAAGGCAAAGGCGCTGTCAAAGGACCAGGCAGAACGAATGCGCACTGTCCAGGAACAACTTGATGACCTGATGAAGCAAATCGCTGAAGGAAAAATTGGGACCACT